ATAGATCGGAAGGAATCCACCATATTTTTCATATGACTCTCTACTCCTATTTGTTGTAAAAATATCCGGCGCAATGCACAGAATAGGCTCACGCTGAATTAGATAATGTGCGCCTATTCTATCTGCATATTCTTTCACACTTTGTGTACAGTGATCATATAAAGCTGACCGCTTGCCGGTGTACACTTGGTAAATCAATCTTTTCATAACAATACTTATCTTTATTTTTTATCGGTCGGCTTATCTTTCTTGGCGTAAGCTTGTGCACCAAAGAATGCCGCTACTAAACCGGCAATTGCCACAAAATATGTGGGTGCAATGTTACTAATAAGCTGGGCCGCTGTTTCTTGACCTAAGAATGATGTCACAAGAATTACTACTGGATATAGTAGCATTCCCCAAAGAGCAAACCATGCCATAGCACGTATCTGATCTTCTTTTGCATCTTCATTCTCGAATCTTACTTTTTCTTGTTCGAGCCTCATCATCTCTTCAGCTTGCTTCATCTCTTCATCAGTAATTACGCCATCACCATCTGCATCAAATTGAGCGTAAATTGAATCGGATTGAAGTACCTTTTCTTTTTTACTTGGCTTCACCTTTTGCTCGACGCCGAACTTGTTCTTTTTCGTCGCCATAAACTTCTCCCAGTATTTCTTTTGATAGTTCCATCACGGGTTTATAATTTTTACGGAACCTATTTTTCTTATAGCCTTCTTCTACGAAGTACTCGATGTTATTTATAGTACCATTAAGGTCTGGCAAATTAAAGCCACGGCCTTTCTGTACTAGTTCCTCCCATTGGCTTCTCATATTCAGGACTGTAAAGAAATTCATGTGTGTATTTTCCTTTCACTAAACGGATATCTTTTGTTGTTTTCCAGTATAACCAACTCATCATACAATGATCAGTATCGAAGAATATGACTGTATCGATTAGCCATACACAATTTGATTGACCATCTCTTTTTCTCTCATACTGGCGAGCAGAAAAAGTTTGATTAGATGCACCACCTAAAATTACATTAAATAATACTGAAAGCGTAACGAGTATTCTTTTAAAATATTTACGCAGGTGAGGTACGTATCTCATGACGGTACGCTTCGATCGCTTCGAGTAAATCATCTGTCCAATTATCTCTATGTTCTTTAAATAACAAAGGACGTTCGTTATCAACATCCATAATAGTAACAAGGTTGACTATAGGCATCCCTGTTCTTTCTTCCCACATTATAGCATATGCAGCTTCTTGCATAAAATAGTTTTTGATTTTATCTTTAGTTTTAATTCTTTTAGACGTTTTAAAATCGATTATTGAAGGTACCCCATCGAATCGACCAACGCAGTCAACACGACCAGCGACGCCCAAATGGTCAGAATATAGCGGACATTCTTGTTCATATATTGTATCTATTCTATGTAAGTAAGGTTTGAGGTTCTCCAAAGATGCTAATATATCTGGAGTCCATTTTTCAGGATCATGTTCATTATCTAGATATTGTTCGACTATCTCGTGTACTTTAGTACCACGCGTAGATGCTCTATAAGAAACTTTATTAGCTTCTTCTTCGCCTACTCTTTCTCTCCAGGCTCTGATTGCATCGCGAGAAAGTAAGCTAAGCACAGTGGTGATACTTGGATATCGACTACCATCCGGGGCTTGATAAACACGACCGGAGTCGGTTGTGTCTGCGCTGAGATCGTCATACCCTAGATCTATCTTTTCGTGTATAAATTGTTTCATCTTTTTCATTCACTTCATTCATGATATTATCATACTCTTTATCAGAAAATTTTATCTTTGGTGTATTACTTAGATAATTATTCTTGTTTCGACCTTTCTTTTTGTTACGCGGGTCGAACCGAGCATATTTAGCCATGACATTATCCTTTTCTCATGTACATTTCTTTTGCCATTATATAATCACGGACAACTCCGGATCTTACAATATCTTCCCATCCAAATTCTATATGGGTAAAGTCTTTGAGTTGTTCCGCAATCTGTATAAAATTTATTAATCCGTTTTTTTCATCATCATATTTAAAGTCTGACTGATGATAATCTCCACAAAAAATAATCCTACAGTTTCTACCTATACGTGTTATAACTGAATCTAATTCGTGAAAGTTTAGATTCTGCATTTCATCAACGACAATAATTGTATCATTGAATGTTACGCCACGTATGAATGAAGTTGATTCGAAGTTAAGAAGTTTTTGTTGTTCAAGTTTGAACCATGCTTCTTTATCGTTAAAAAGCTCTTGTAAGATACTTTTATATGGCGAGGTGTATGCTTCCTCCTTTTCGTTTTTAGATCCTGGTAGATAACCGATCTCTCTTGTCGGCACTATAGATCTAACTAGTGTTACATTATCATATACAGTTTCTCGATCTAATACCTCTTCTAAAGCAAGGTGTAAACCAAGAAATGTTTTGCCGGTTCCTGGTGAACCTGACATAATAATGTTGTCTCCGTCATCCCATGCATTACACACTTCTTCTTGCGCGGGAGTCATGGGCTCTAATGTAAACAAGTTTTCAAGTTTGACCATAGAGCTCTTAGTAGTTCTTCTAGACATTAATGTTGTTACGCCGACCGCTGCTTTTCTTTACTTCTTTTAATACATCTTTCCAACCATCACCTGCTTTATTTAGGTTTGATCTACCAGCACAAGCTGATATTTTTAATGGTTTGAGCACGTGTATAAATTCTGGATTTTCGTCCAGAACAATTTGCAAATCATCATAACTCATTTGAACATCCCATTCATCCTGAGTCTTAGTATCTTTTAATGTATAGATCGGCATAATATTTTCCTTAAAGAAATATATATAATCACGCTACGTTGAACCATTCAGGTACACCACGCTTTGACCACATCATATTGAAATATTTTTTTGTTTTGTAGTATTCTCGATATGAACGAACAGTCTCACCTTCATGCATGCATTGAGGTTGATGTTTCATAGCAAGTTTAAATTCTGTGAATGGTACATGCGGAATATTTTTAGGTGGCTTGACTAGCCAGTATTTTAGTTTTTCTGTACTATGTATTTTACCATATCGATAAGTATATTCTTCAAGTAAAGCACAAAAATGATCGTAATGCCAACGATAGTTATAAACTGATTCTTGAGTCCATACAGTACATGGATGCTTATGATGTACAGCTTTGTAAAGATTTTCTTCCATCTCTTGACGTGGATGTACCCAGTAATCAACCATTCTTTTGCCAGATTTTGACGGACGTTTTTCGACATAACCATCCAGCATCCGATGAGCTGTTGATAACATTTGAGCTGACTCTACAATCATTTTGACAACGTGCTTGTCACATTGCATTTGAGCAGCTGTTTTAGGGTTCATGTCTAGTACAAAAATATTCATAGTATACTCCTCCGCTTAATAGCCATAATTTATTATACACAGTTTTAACGGAGAAGTACACAGTTAATTTATCTCCTAACCTACTTTTTTTAGTTCAGCAATGTGGTAGTCTAAAAAGTCTTTACGTTTACGTACCTTGTTAGCAATATCAATCTTTCCTTTGTTAACTAGTTTATGTACATAATTTTCCAACTCTCGTGAATCCCTCTTTAATCTCTCGATCTTTGCTGATATCATACTTGTCTGTCTCCTAAGTAAAAAAACCACCTAAGCCGGAGCTTGGTGGTCTATTTTAGTTTGTTAGAATGAATCGCCGCATTAGCCTTCGTCCTGTAATAATCCGGGAAAGGCTTCGTCGATTACTGGTCGACTTATACCTTCCGGTTTTTGTTTGTTTACCATCATGATAACTAATTTAGCATCTTCGGGGTGAATACCTTCTAAAAGTTGAATATAGCGTTTCTCTCGTTCAAAAGTTTTTAGGTTGTCACCTGGACCGCCTTTTATGAACCATCGAAATTCTTTATTCTTTTTTTGAAGATTGGTCGGTACACTTTCAGGCCTGTTAGGAGTATATGGAGGCGCCCCTTCAGGCAAGTTGAAAGCAATAGTTGTGTCAGTCGATCCAAGCAAGATGTCTTTTAAAGCCCACGTTTCGTTGTCTTTTAAAACTTTAATTTTGTCAGCCTTTGCTCGTTTCTTACGTGCTTCTTCTAACACTTCATGAACAAGTTTCATTAAATAAATTCTCCTACACATTCAATCAATAATTTACATCGTTTTTGAACTAGATAAGGAAACACTTTAGGCCTATTGCCCCATGGATCCTGCTGTTCAAAATTATTTATAATACTTTCTTTTACAGACTGAGGACAATTTGTCAGATCTATTAATTGCTGATTCCTCTGATAATTGCGGTATATTTCATCACCAAGAGCGCGTGGATCATCCAGTAATGCCGCTTTCTTTTTGGCGGATAATATACCTTGCCTTCTGCCGTCTATAAAAACATTATCGTCAGATAATACATTTGGTACGCCATCTCCTGTGTCACCTTTGAGAATATGCTCAGCAAGATAAGTACGAGGATTCTTTTCTACTACAAACTTCTTGAGTAGAGGCGAAAACTGTTTTACATTTTTATAAACTTGTAATTGTTTGAAGTCACCATCAGCTGATACTATCATGACTGGTTCATGTTTACCGAACTCTTGTGTTTCGATTGCGAGTTGTGCAATCACGTCATCAGCTTCACATCCATCTTCATGCATAACTTTATAAGGAAAGTTTTCTTGTATCTCTTCACGTACTAAATTAATAATACGAAAGACTTCATTCCAATCAATAGTAGACTCATCACGTTTCTTTCTACGTGCAGCCTTATATTGTGGAAATGCTTCTTTACGCCAATTGTTCATACCATCTGCAACGATAACCATCTCACCATATTCTTTGTGAAATTTCTGTCGATACATACGAATAGAATTAAGTATCATGTGGCGGATCAGACCTTCGTCTGCCGCCAACTTTTGTACCGCAACATTGCCGATAGCAATTGCGTTATAATCTAAGAGAATCATTCACCATTCCTTATAGTCTTGTTCCACTTTCTCATTATAAGTAAATCCTGCATGATATGCATTTAGTTCAGTTTCACTCATTTGTTCTTCGTCAAGTAACTCTGAAGTACCAGTAGCACCGACGTACATATGAGGAAACCTGCCCCTGCGGTAATAGCTATCAGCCATGCCACGATCGAAAGGACCTCCGTGGCGTCGGTCCCGTGAATTAAGATCCACATCAAAGAGTTGTCCACCATAATAGTATGTTCCTTCTATTGGAGGGTGCACAGTTACAAAACCATCATCTTCGATAATTGGTGTCATTATGCCGCCCTTTCTGCACTGATGTTGGTGCGAACATTGTCCTTGTTCGCCCATGCTTCAGTGATACGTTTCGTTGAGACCATAGACCACTTTAGATTTCCGTCTACATCTCGTTCAGTCCAAAGATTCGAATGCTTTGCATCCGCCTCATAAGGGCAATTGAATACCTCTTGGTATAATGCCCCTCTTGCGTTTGACGCTCTCACACACCATACACCCATAATTATGCTCCTTCCATTTCACATAATGCATCATTAATTAAACCACGAACACCACCAAAAAAGTCATATTCGTCAACTTCAATACCCCAATCTCTGGCAGATTCTAAAACATTGAAGACACAAATGCTGATGTCAGAAGAACCAACTTCTTCTGCATCACCGAACAAATACTCAACTTCAGTTGCTACGATTTCTTGCAAAGTAACCATTACACAAGCTCCTCTAGGCTAACTGATTCAACGCCATATGCACGAGCTTCATTGTTCTGTGCAAACTCAACTAAAGTCATTTTGTACTTGTACTCGAATCCGAGCATAGCACACTCATATACTTCACCTTCTTCACTATGTGACCAAGCATTGTCACTATGCACGATGAAGTGATCACCCATCATAGAAGAACGTAAACCGTAAAGCTCACCGTCAATTTCATGTAAAGGTGCAAGAACACGAACATTGTCGTTGTTGTCAGGATTGTCATAGAACTTTTTGCTCCATGAACCCATGATGTTTTGTGTCCATCTGTAAGCATATTCACAAGCTTCTGACTCAGATTTAATTTCAGCAGGAATTGTAACTTCTGCAACTCGAACCGCATCTGATTCTGTGTCAGCAGGGTGGGGCATATGGATTACTGTAACTTTCATATTCATCTCCTTCATGATATAATTATATACTACACTAATTCATATCGAATGTACACAGTTATTTTGCGGTTTTGCGCATTTTTTTCATTTTTTTGCGAAAGTGTTACATTTTTGTCACACGTTAAATAAAAAATAAAAAAAAATCACTTTTATTGAAAATAATCGTTTACATTCTCTCTTTTTTATGGTAGATTAGTAGTATAAGGTAAATAAAAAAGGAAGATAAATGAAAGATATTTTTGATTATAAAAACGTGATAGACATCCTAATCGGTATGTCTTCCGAGCAGAAAGAAACTCTAGCTGAAAAG